GCGCTTTTGTAGCCCCTTTGAACTTAGCCTTTTGGCAAGCTCTGAGCTTACAGTTTTTGCGATCCTTACGTTGTGTGATTTGTACACTTCCCCACGACTTTTCTTTACTATTGTTGAAGTCGTTCTCAATTTTTGCGATTTTATCAAGTTGTCCATTAGGAACCAACTTGATATTACCACAAATCTTACCCCCAATAGATACCGTTGACTAGACGTCCGGTGTCATCGTAGGCAGTCGTTGTAGACTACCTAATCTCTCTTTTAGGTAACCATCTGGTAATTTATTCGAGATGTCCGGAGCTTGGTCTCTGGTCAAACGTGCCGTTAAGGCACCAAAACCTGCCCCCAAAAAGGGCAAATTTGGAACCTCGTTCAACCGCGGAACCATCGCAGCTGGGTTAGCTGCTTGGGGAACCGAGTGTTCCCTGAAGGTGGTGAAAACCGCCAAACCCGCCCCCGCGCCAGTTGCCCCATGGGCGACTGAGAAGCACCGTGCAGCTTTGGCTGCGCGTAGGGCCGCTACGGCGGCCAAGACTGCGGCACTGCCAGCCGCCGCAGTTGTGGCCGTAAAGGCCAAGAGGACCACCAAAAGGGTGGTCAAGAAGGAGGTGGACCCCGCTCCCCCATCTCCAATCACAACTGCCCAAAAGGCAGTCAAACGAGTGCGGCGCCCCGCACAGAACAACATTCCGGACTCGATCCGGAAGGCCGTGGCTAAGGCCACTAAACCGGTGCCTTTTGGCGCCACTTTCGCTGGAATTTCCGGCACACCTTCCTCCCACGTGGAGGAGCCGAACGTGGAGCTCGCTCCAGCCAATGCGCCCGCCGAAAAGGTCTCTCCAGGCCTTTTCATTGTCTTGGAAGGTGACGTCCGTGATACGTTACTCCGTCAGGAGTATGTTTTTGCTCATTGCACCTCTAGAGACTGGGCCGAGCCGAAGCGCAGCAGTGCTGGTGTTGCCAAGGTCGTTTTAGAGGCGTCAGGCTTTGATAAGCCAATGCCTCTCGACCTTGTTGACGACACCAGTGTTACCCACCAACAAAGTGGCGACAAGCACTTGTATACCCTTCTTACCAAGGAAGAGTACTGTGGTAAACCCACTTACGGTAGTTTCACTAACGCTGTCACGTCTCTAAGAAGGAGTCTCTTAGTTGAAAAGCTTTCCGAAGTCACCATGCCCTTAATTGGCTGTGGACGTGACCGTCTGCCTTTGGAATTCGTTCTTTTCACGATTAGGGAGGAGCTTGTTAACTACGGCATCAACGTCTGCATCATAGACAACGATACCCCAATGGTAGACGCAACACGCAACATCGTGCGAGCCCAGCGAAAACGCAAGGTTGACTCAAAGTGGACCCATGCTTTGCAAAATGGCCTGCGAGAGTTTACTGAAAGGGTCGCCCAACCGTACGAGCCTGAACGCAAATTAGCAAGGAGGCTTTACACTAACGACCGTGTTCTCGCTGAGTATACGTGCTCCAGCCAAGGTGGTGGTTCATTGACCATCTCCGTGGCGGACATTCGGCATGCAATTCGTGACCCGGCTACTAGTGTTGCCATTGCCACTTCCAAGGATTGGAATAATCCTTACCGAGGTGTTATGGCTCCTGCTAGCTACGTTTACGCGGAATGCGGCTACCCCAAGCCAAGTCAAGATGATCTTGTTAACAGTCGTCTTGCTCATCAGAAGATCGGTGAAAAATCCATCTTCACTCTCTTTCCCAAAGATAGAGAAGGTGCGTACCCGAAATTGGTAGATTATCGCCGTTCACTCCTGGAGTTAGCTCTCGGGCTTGACCTGATAGGTGAGGATCACATCACGATGCCAGCTTTATGCATGGATCGTGATAGGGTTCAATATGAATCGGGTCTCAACAGCGTTTTGGAGTTGTTGTGTGAGCGTGGAATCAACGTTCGCATTTGTACCACTTCTAAGAGTCAATTCTTTACTATGAAGAGTCTCTTGAGCAAATATGGTTCAGATGCTGAAGTTGTCGCCACAGACAACTCCACACCCAACCACTGGGTTCCTCGTGCCGGCGACGTCCACAACCACAAGTGCTATTCTTGCGGTATTGTGTATAGTCATTGGCACAAGTTCCACAACTTGGATCACCCGCAATTCGACAAACAATGTCCGAATGAGGAGTGTGCCGAGTATCATTGTGGAAAGAACCCCACGAACTCCCAGTTGGTGTTCGCACCTGTGCAAAAACTTGAGCTCAACACGAATATTGAGCTCTTGCAAGACCCAACGTGGCTGAGAGAAGCCAGCGTGTTCCCAGCAGCTATTGAAACTGTTTGGGAATCCGTCGCTAAATATCTCCCAGAGACTGCGAAAAGCCTCTTCCCTAAGGTTATTCCTGATAACTCTAAGGAAGAAGTTATCCAACTTCGTCGTCTTGGTTACGCTGGTGCAGTTGACTCCAAAGTCAAACCCGTTAAGGTGTGGACTCATTCACAACTGATCGGCCTAGCTGAGGTTAAACCGCAGGCTCCCAAGCCCGTTAAAGTCAAGAAGCAAGCGGAACCAATTAGGTACAAATACCATTGTACAACACCTCAGCAGCCCATTTCACCTGGGTGGTGCCGCAGATTGAAACCCGAGCAAGACAGTGCTTGGATGTCCTTAGGTGGATGGTCAAGTAGCTATGAGGGAACACACTACCGGTCTGAAGGTACCCGAAGCAACCATAAGACATGGGCCGGACACTCTTCGGACTACCTTCGCTACGGTTGGGTTCCGGCCAAAGGTCACGGGTTCGCCTCTTCGCGTGGAGGATCTAGAGCTTTTGGAGTGCTACCGATTGCTAAATGCGTGGAGCGTGTGGAACGCTCTAAGTACGAGGCCGTCGACGACTCACCATCAGTGCCAATTCGGCGCCTGAAGGCCCAGAAACCCATCCTCTCAGATGAATATTGGATGGAGCACTTCAAAACTTTAAACGTTGGGGTCGAGCCAAACATCTCCTACGCGCAAGCGAAGAAAGATGTCAAGCGCACTCGCGTGGCCACAGCTCACCTTGTCAAAGGTGAGGTTGCCCATAGCAGACCTGACTTGGTCGGTCCCGTAGAGGGTCTTGCTAAAGTCACCGGCAAGATTTCAATCTTCAACTTTGCCACTAAGGTCCGTATTTCTAGGTACCTTAACGACGCTGAAGATAACATGGTGGTTTCCTCTAAATGTGGGGACAAACATGTTGTTGGAGAAGTCAGGACCTTTGGTAGTTCAACTCGACTTGCCAGCGGGTCTCCGATATACAATGCTGTCGGAAGAGTTTGCAGCTTGGTCACCTACTCTGACGGCAATGGCAGGTACGCTGTTGCCGCCGAGTGCACACCTAGCAAGACATACGTGTGTTCTGGGTTGGGTTGCCAATACTGTAAAGTCGAGTCACTGTTGGAGAAACATTCCGGTAAAGGAAAGAAGAAGCGCCCAAACAAAAATAAGGGTGGTTCGTCTTCTCTCGCAGTCATGCAGAAAAACATGAATCAAGCTGCTAAAGAAGCCGCAGAACTCACCCAGCTTAAATTGCGCGCTGAAAAGCAACAGCAGGACGTAGCTGAGATAACACAGCGCATGTCACAACTTAAGGCGAACAGCACGGCCATCAAACAGGGTGCTGATAAGCTGGCTCAAGGTACAGGCGTGTCAACCATTAAACTTAAACCTGCGAGTAAGCAAGGTAGGCGTAAAGCCAAACCCACTACGGGCAGCTATTCACTGTCTTCACTGATGATTGTCGGTTCTCTATTGCTGTTTAGCTTGATGGGGGCAGCCTTTGGACAATGCTTTAGAGGGTTCATAGGTTCTCGATTCATCAGCGGTGAGGTCGTTTGCGGGTTAGATGAGAGCCTTTCTGACTCCAATTACCTTTACACCACACTTAGCGAAAACACCAGAAACTGTTTGCAGACAAACAACACAGTTTTACGCGAGTGGTATAGAGTTAGCAATAAACTGGTTGACGTGATGCAGCCCTGCCATGTGTCAATTGACAAAGAATTGCACACTTTTGCTATCAACGATTATATGCGGGTCTATACCGAACCAGAACACGACTACTATGTTCCTTTGGCGATTTTGCTAGTCTTAACCCTGCTCGGACTTGCTGTGAATACTTCTTGCCGTAAAAATCGCAGGGTCAAGGTCGTGTCTAGTTACAGACCAGTAGTGTATTCCCCCATCGTCAAAGCCAGTATAGTTGCGCTTTGTATTGTGGCAATTAATGCTGTCACGCCTGTCGAAAAGAAACCCATAGACATTGTCAACGACGCGAAAGCCGAGTTCGATATTATTGCTACGTGGTTTGATACCCATAAGATGACTGCTGCTGCCTTAAAGGAGAAAGCGGTGGTTTTGGGAAACATTAATGATAAACTTGAAAAGTGGGCCCAGAAAGGAGATACCGTGGCTTCCAGAGTCAGCAATCTCCTAAATGACTGGAACGCTAAAGTCGCCTCCCTAGACAATTATATCAGGAACGTCAATACGCTCACAGATGAGATTAAAGTCCTTAAAGAGAGACTTGTCGAACTGGAAAAAGCGAACAAAAATGCCAAGGCTGCTTTCGAGGAATTTAAGACTAGGTTCTCTAGATCAGCTGAATTGGAAGAGCATGACGATCCCGAGCAAATGTCAGAAGAGGAACTCATAGCTGTGCAAGCTAATCTAAAAGCACGTAAGGACGATATCATTTCCGCTTTGGCGGAGTACGAGGAGTCCGAAGTCAAGAGAGAGAGAAATGCTAGGCAATTCTCCTCTGTGGATGTCCCCAGGGATACTCAAACCAAAAATAAACATCGATCGCTCCTTCAGGGCTACGACAGTAACACCCCATCACAGGAAGTGTTGCCTATACCTGCCGCTCAAACCACTGAGAACAAGCCGGCATCCCCTTCATCCTCGTCTGAGAGTAATTCCTCCGAAGACGATAAGGGTGAAGCTCTGTTTTGCTGGAGAACTGAAAGTTCTAAATTCCCCACCGTCCCTGAATCGGACATAAAAGTCAAGTTTGGTGTTAACGGTGATGTTGCGTGCGATGCCAACCATTTCAAATGGTGTTTGTACAAAAACTGGAAGGAATGCCAGGACCATGGATCTCAAAATTCAGCTATAGGTTTAGGTTGGCAAGAGTGCGCTATAGGTCGTTTCGTGTTTAATGACCGGTACTACGTCGCTAAGAAAAATGATGGTGACGTCAGCTTACGTAAGTTGTGTACCGCCAGTTGTTTTGCCCTCAACGATATATATCGCGCAATCCGTCACAATGAAGCTAACGGCTACTGCGTATGGCCTCTTATCTACAGTGGGCACTGGGACGTGTCCGCAGTTATTGATAACGCCACCGAAGTCGCCGAGAAGTTTAAAGGTTTAACTATCCTTTCAAGCAAATTAGTTATCATAAATAGTGACGATACCATCGAGTTGACGCTACTGACGCGCGACGCCGTTTATGAATGTTGCAATGGTTTCTTAGCCAAAACACTCGGTGCTAAATTGTCCTTCTACGACGGTCCATGTCTCTGTGTCGCCAACTCGGCTACTGTAGAGAAGCGCATCAAGGACGCCTTAGTGGAAAAGTACTCTAACCTTTACAAGTTAAGAGGATACCTTAGTCTTAAGACAGTAGGTTCTGTCGCACTCATAACCGCCGCAGCCATAGTTAGTCCTTTCTTCGGACTGGCAGCTGCGATGGTTGTTTTTGCGACTAACGCCTACGCTGATTGTTCACTCAAGAACTTCCATACTCTGTACGTCGGAGACTCCAATTCCAAGCAGATTTACACTAGTTTGTATATGGAGAAAGGGGACTGTTTCACGTTGGGTGAGTCTACATATGAGCTGATTGATATCGATGATACATATGATTACAAACAGACTGAAAAGTTTCCCTCCTCTTTCACTTCCCTATGCACCGACATGGACTGGGGTTGTGGTCTCGCAGACGGCAGTAAAATTTGTGAAGAATTTAACAAAGACTGCAAGAACAAATGTGATAAGACTGCCGGAGCTATATACCGGCAACACTGCATCGCTACAACCACATTCCACGGTGACGGCTGCTACGGTTTCTTGGTGCAGGATCACTCGGTCTCCGTTCACGGTGGTATTTGTTTGCTGACAAATGCTTCTAAAGCTTACACTGGGTATTCCCAATTTTCCAAATCTGAGAGTAGAAAACTCAAATTTAGGGTCAGTTCCTTTGATCAATCAAAGGAGTTTACCATAAACTTGGCTGACATGATTTACTCCGATTCGGGTTTCACCATCCAGGATATGAAAATTCAACGCGACCGAATTCCAATTCATATCCTTGAAGCCGGTCAAGTCTTGTGTTCCTATACAGACAACTCAGGCAATGACTTCTGTCATACTGTCACAGATGACACGTCGAAGCTGACCAACCAAGGTTGTGTCAATCTCGACTGGACCTTCTTGGCAGATGACAAAAAGTGGAAGATTGATGATACGTCTTCCATAATTACGCCTTATGTTTACGATCTGTATGAGGTGTGTGAATTTGACAATATGTCTAAGAATGGCAAAGTTATATCAGTTACGCCTACCGGTATGGTTGTCAGTCTTAAAATCGATTCGGATTACAAGTGTTCCGCTTTCACCACCACACGGTGTAGAGGAGTCAAGATCATATCGATTGACACATCCCCTGGTTTCGTTGAATTGGTACAGGCAACATGGGTCAAGGTCCAGATTTCTTCTGAAACCGACTGCTATGTCTCTTTGAAAACTAGCGCCTGCAGCTTTATCAGTCACAACTTTTGTAAAGTGACTAAGGACAGTGTGGTGTGCCGATGGGTAATATACTGCCCCACAATAATGGATGTTACAGCAACCATCATTGGTGAGGGCGATATTGATTCATTCAACTTTACCAGCGGTAAGCAGTCTTTCCCTACCTGGGAGTACGGTCGAACCGCTTACACTACGGGCGCAGAGACCACCTCTAGTGCAGTCTCGAGCATTTTGACAAGTGCCACTAAGGTGCTCAGTTGGGTACCAGGTTATGACCTGATATCCAGGTTGTTGAACTTGTCAATGAGCAAGATAGTTGTACCTCTCGTTATCGGGCTATCGTTTTTCCTGTGCATGCAGATCCATAGTATTGAGGGTATGGTAATATCTGGTATTGTGGCTTGGCTCTACTTCTTCACTGGCCTCGTTAGTGCCGGTGAAGGAGAAGCGGGCGATGAAGAATTTAGATTTTGGCATCTGCTGTTGATATTGGCTCTTGCTAGCGTCAATTGGATCAAGCTTCTGTCTATCACTTACACCATGCTCTGCAGACGATGCAGTGGTCTTTGGCACAAGTATAACCTTAGCAACCCTGTCGTGGGCATGCCTGCTGTTGATTGGTGCCTATGGTTCTTGTCGATACTTCTCTTGCCAACCATTAGATTGGTTGTCTTGGTTAGCAGCTCCATGACTGATTTAGTAGAGGTTTGTTACAAAAGCTTTAAGAGACCACAGAGTACACTGTTCAACTCAGAAGAACTCAATCACTCTCCGGTGGCCTACACCTTGTGCAAGTACGTCTCTCGTGCTTCGTATAGCGTAGATCTCCACCCCGCTGGTGTGCTCGCTGAAGTTTGGGGTAATAGTACCAGCGCTTTGACCATCAGTCCAAAAACATCTTTCACTTCTGAAATAGGCTGTCGGCTCTTCAATTCCCCTCCTAGCGATGGAGATCAAGAAGATATGACTGTTGAATACGGTGATAAGGCTAGCAGTAGTGAAAGTAGTAACAACGATTTCCCTGCTGATGCCACCTACGTTGTAGAGGACTGGACCGATGATGAACATTTCGAAGACGCTTCGTCCCATAGTGATAGTAGCGAACTTAATGCCATGCTTGAGTTCGCTGCTAAAGCCGCCGCTTTGAAGCCTGTCATCAAGCCGTACGACCACAAGATCGAGGCGTTGAAGAAAATATGCTTCGAAGATGTAGTCGCGGCGGCGGATCTCTCTGATGATTCAGAAGATTCGGAGCTAGAGAACGTTCGACGTGAGTACAGTGATGAGTACGTCGATGAGCTCCTACGCGAGATCAAGATGGCGCATATGGCTAGCGGTGCCATATTTGATGAACCACCTCTCGTGTTGAGTGCTGCTGCCCCCAAGGGCAAGCCTAGCAAAAACCGAACACGCCGCTCCCCCCAGCAAGAGCGTGAAAGGCGCCACAAAAAACGCAAGTTGGAGAAAGGCCAGCCAACCCCTGTCGACCCTGACAATGTTGTCAGCATAGTTATTCCTAAAGTCATTTGGAAGCATGCTGCGTCTATTACCATGGAACTCGTCAAACACGGTAGAAATGCCGCTGAGGGAGTTGACCCCTCATTTGACACACACATAATTAGGTTGCCGGCAGAAATACCAGCTGGCCGAGTAATCTTTGTTACTGTGAAACACAACGACAGTCACTCAGCTATGCTCAACCTGACACCCGACGGGCTTAAGAGGCATAATAAGGAATATGAAGCCTCTTGCCCTAAGGGTGCCGAGAAGATCGAGCTTCCTAACACTCAGCTCGAGAGCACAGTGACTACCGTTGTCAAATCAGTCGTTCCTGACTACACTTTTAAGCACTACGGTTGCGACCTTAAGAGGTACTTCATCTGTGTGCCTACTTGTCTAGGTTTTGAAAGTCTGAGAGAGTCTGACCTCCCAGGTTTTGTTATAATGCCTTCCGAAGTTGACACTATAGAAGGCATGAGACAACATGTGAGGTCTGAGCCCACTACTACCATCATCATTGTGAGCAATAGAGTGATCATACCAAGTAATTGGACCCATATAGTCACTGTATTTGTTCGCGATATGCAACTCATGCGTAAGGTTATGTATACTACCAAAAACATGCTTGAGTATGAGCCCATCAAGAAGAGGGCAGAAGAGCTCAAAAAAGACAAGGCTGCGGTGTCTGTTAAGGACATTCCTAGTCTAGTGTCAGCAGTCTTCTCTATCGGAATGACTTGCAAGCGGCGACATGAGGATGTTCTCGAGATCAGGAAGCCCCCAATGTTTACCGTTAAGGAACTGGTTAACTCAATGGACTCTGTCAGTGTTCATTGCCTTTTCTATGCTGGTCGTGTAGCCGACGGCGACTTCATTAAATTGAGCGTCGCCAAGTTTGCGATCAGCGTTTATAAAGACGGAGTTAGAAACTTCCTCAATGGTTCGAATAGAACATTCCTTGCCTTTAGGCATAAAGTCTTGGGCGGTGAGTCCAACACTTTAGATATGGGTCAGTTAAAATCTGTTTGGCCTATTATCAAGAAGACGAAGATCCCGACTGAGGACTACTCCACGAAAGTTGACTTTGGTGATAGGGGCAATAGTATATATATTGCCACTCATCGCCACGGTGCCTTCGATGGTTTAAGCTTTGAGTACATTGATAAAGCTATCAAGCAATGTGGTATGAATGCCGAGATTGACCAGATTGAGCATATATACGTCTTGTTACCCGATGATAAGGGCCGCAAAATGACTAATACTATATGTAAGGCTCTTGTTAGAGACATTGTTAACCGCGGCATCGAAGTGACCATACTGATCGGTTCCAACAATGACATGAAGAGCGTGGTCAAACACGCTCACGTGTCATTGATGGTTCTTGCCGGAGGTGAGACCATAAAGATCGATAGCTCTATCAATGTTGAGGAGGAAAATGTCCGTAAGGACCAAGTGAGTAAGGCCACTGCACTAGAGATAGAGCGGGCTCCAAAACTTGAAGCATCACCAACGATATCCTTTTATTATAAAGAAGAGAATGAAGATTACATTCTCTATTTTAAGAAAGGATTCGTAGATCAGGAAGGTTGGTGGCAAATAGATTTGGAGGTAACCTTCCAGTCTCTTGTTCAAACCCTTTATCGTAAACCTGTTTTCCAGAAGGACAGGAGAAGGCAGATATGGTTGCTTAGTATTGATCAAGGCAAGATCGCTGGCCTTTTGCCTTCTGAAAGCGTCAGACCCAAACATTTTGGCATCCATTTTATGGGTTCTAGGTATTTTGGAGTTGACGCAGTAGGACCGGACAACAAGTGTCCCATCTATGCACCAGTGTGTGGAGCTGATGACAAAGGTCGTCGCTGTACATACAGAACGTACCCATTGGTGCAACATGACGGAGGTACCGCAACTGGAATATACACAACCGAAATTGCCAAGAAGATCGGCAAAGCCTTTGTATTCTCCAAGAACCGTTTAATGTCTGGTTGTCAAGTTTACATAGTTCCACCAAATTATGAAAACAGATATAGGGAGACGCTGCACTCCCTCTCGTCAGGCATCATTACCACCTGTTCTAAGTTCGTTTTACTTGGAGTAGAAGGATTTATCCACCCTCTCCATGATCTCTCGAAACTTGCTAAGACTACAGATATCCCAAGTAGGCTGAATGCCCGTCTCAGGATCTCCTTGCAGCAGGGTAAGATAGAGGATTGTTTCGCCTCTACTTTTAACCCGAACAACGTTAATCTCACGGTGATAGGTACCATCCCCAGCTGCGAAGCTGATGATTTGATAACCAATACCGTTGAGATTGTCAAGCCAGGTAGCGAGCTTGATCCGCTCACTGGGGCACCTAATGTCGAACTCAGTAATGAGGACGACGATCAGGAGAAGCCTTGGTGGTTAGAATCGGCCGACTACTGCTTCATAGAGGCCTGGAGTGATGATAAGTATCCCAACACGGTACCTCCAACTCTTGGTTCCCTTGTTGCGCCTTGGCACTATGGGCCACATGTCTGTTGCCCAACCCAAAACTATAGTGCGCGAGATTATCCTTGCCCAGAGAAGAAGTTTAAGAGCGCCCAAGCCCTGCAGTACCATAGTAACATTGGTAAAGCTAAGGTTTTCTGCAGTCCAGTGTGTGCCCTACATTATAATCTGGTCACTATGACTCGTTCGAATTACATGTATATGGAGTTCTTGAGCTTAATGTTTGACAAGGATGAGACTATCAACTCGTTAACCCGATTTGCTATCTGGAAACCCACCATCGTCATAACTAGCTTGCCCTGCTTGCCTGAGCTCACGCGCTTACAACGGGCGATGGAGCAATCTGATTTTAGTAGGGTTAAGTGGTATGACAACTTGCTTGACGCAGGTGAAGCTGATAATGTGTTCATAAATTATCAGCTGGAGAATCGGAAACGCTTTGCCCGCTTCGATAAAGAGTTAACAGCTATGTGTTCGGCTAATTTTGATTTTCCAACTAATCACAATGGCTCAATCTGGACTCCGCCGCACTTATACATTCGGACGATAATAACTATGGGAATCCAACGTACTAGTAGCATGGGCATTAAAGTTACCACCAAACATGGCGACACGTGCCCATCTAAACCTCTACGAATATGTCCTTCATTGGATGTAGACCGCAAACCCGACTTGAGGGCCTACGTCCAAATACGTCGAGCTTGCGTGCTCTTGCTTGCTGAGGGCTGGAACTACTTCGATGTTTACTTAGATGAATGCATCGACTGGGACCCTTGCAAAGTGGGAAATTCGATTATTTTTAGCAACGAAATATTTGGAGTTCACTGTATAAACGTGGTCACAGTAAGCGAGAAATTACACCGCGGTTTGTCTAACATACCGCAACTACTTGAAAATTGCAACTTGGTGCCCCCCCAACTGGCAAATGCTAGTCCATTTTTGTGGAGGAGAGGTGTCAAGACTGCAGCGATAGTCAACTCTATAAATGAGTGGTCTAATTGTCAGCCGGCTTCCTGGGAATCAATCGATGTCGCACGATCTGGCTTGTCCAAAACTGAGTGCCCTGACGTCATTGTCAGCAGCGAGAACAAACCTGCTTTTATGAATGACAACAGCTTTGCTATTTGGACCATATCAAATGGTATTAAGACAGGTTCTTGTTATTCCAGTGGGATAGACATGGTCGGAGCTAACCATTGTACCCTCGGCAATACCATCTGTCTCGAGACTCCGGCGCCTTATGGTAATAGCTTTGGTGTTAAACGCGCCAACTATGTGAGTAAGATTGTCAAGAGTTTTGAAGCGGGAGATATGGATTTGCACAATTCTACCTTTGTCTTTGCGGAAGCAAAGAAAGGCGAGATTTATGCGACTCTTAATCCTGCGCAAAAGAGAGGTAGATGGTTAATGTGTACCGCTGTTGCTGAGTTTGAACCTACCATGCAGTCCACGTTCAACAAGTTTGTTCCCGTCAACATCAATTTCGCTGATAGGACTGTCGAAGTCGCTCCCTACAAATTATACAAAGGTTTGTCCGGGTCACCCATCATCAGTTCTAAAGGCGCCGTTGTTGGCACATATGGTCTTAGTACCAACGTGCACTATCAGGACACCAGTTTGACCGGAGTAGGTAGGGATACCACTCTTTGTCATTCCATGGTGGCTGATAACACGTCCGAAAGTGAAGGCTATTTTGTTCAAGCTGCTAAAGAGCTTTGTGAAATGGAACCCCACATAAACAGAAAGTGCTTCTTGGAAGCACCTACTGGTACAGGGAAGTCAACTCTTTTCCCTTTGGCCGTGCTTAACACCATAGTCAAGAATTCGAGAGTCACAGAATATAATGTGTGTATGCTCGAACCCACTCGCGCTGCCGTTCACAATTGTTACGAGCGGGTGATAAGTTTGTTGGATAAGCAGAGCGATCGATGGAACAGAATATACACAGTTAGGTTAGCTACTGGAAAGCGCGGCCAAACTGAAGGTGAGCATCACAAGTCTAAAGGTAACGGTAAGATACAACTTTGCGTTATGACTTATGGACGCTTCATTGCTGAGTACCGGTCCCAGTCAGAAGTGCCTCACAACTACCAAATGCTTCTTATGGATGAGATCCACACTAGGAGTAAAGACGTCGATGTCGCCACTGCCTATCTACTGTCCGGAGACACTAGGTGCGGTGATGTTAAGATCTGTTACATGACAGCGACATCCGTAGGTAGAGTTTGTGAGGTTCGCCTCTGTGAGGGAAGAGACCTCCAAGGCACTCGCTTCAAGATTACTGAGGAATTCCTAATAGAAACCAGGAAGGAAGGTAAGAAGGCTGAAGAACCTGGAGTGGTTGCTGACAACGCCTATTTCACCGTAGACTTGAAGGCTGCTAAGCTCAACCTTAAGACTCGTGCTCAGTATGTCTCATGGCCAAGATCTGCCATGGAAGGAGGCCGGTGCTTGGTTTTCCTGCCCAGTAGAAACGATTGTGAAAAATTTGTTTCCTGGTGTAGACAAAATTACTCCTCTGAAAAGGAGAGCTTTGTCAGTTTACATGCCGGCTCCAGTGTTAAAGATTTGGCTAATCTACCACCAACGGCTATCATAGGTTGCACAGACTTCGCGTCTACCGCCATTACAGTTCCCAACTGCAATTGCGTGGTTGACTTTATGGAAGACTGGACGCCGATGATCACCCTCTTTGCTAATGACGAAGGATTTAATTATCGTAATGTCATCACCAAAGAGGTAGTTAGCAAACAAGTCTCCACTCAACGTAAGGGACGTACTGGCCGTACTTGTAATGGCACGTATTTCTCCTGCGCAAGTATCCATACTATTGAGGAGACTAAACTCAGTGAGTCTATGCACGCTCAAATTTACTTCAACTTGTTGATTAAAATGGGTAGGCCGAAAGCCTTACGAGGTTTTATAATGGACAACCCTGAGTTTGAAAGAATTTACGAGCATGACTGGTTGGAACCAGAGGAGTTGTCTATCAGGTACACCAACAAGCGTGATAAGTGGACTAATGATCCACACCGTACGGCATTTAATCGCTTCTGCGTTAAAATGACGAACAAACTTGAAATCATTAGAGAGTGGGAGAAAGATCAACTCTGGTGGTACTTGGCGACTTGTGTTGGACAGGACTATCTTGATTTCTGTTTCGCTACCGAAAACATCAGTACCCATGGTTTTGGTGTATCTAATGTTAAAGTAACGAAGCTGGTTAATGACTGCTGGCTAGTCGTGCCCACCGAAACTGAAGCTCACAAGGTGAGGGAAGATCTTCTCTTCAAAGTTGATTCTTACGCAGAAGATATGTCGAACTTCGACAATTACGTTCAGCGTGTTCATGATGTCGCGGGTTCTGTTAGTCTTCATACACTTGCCAAGCGTATAGAGAAAACTTCCCCTGGCATGCTCAAAAGCATAGATCCCAGCGTTTTGAAGTTCAAGTCGGACGCAAAAGAGAACGTTGCTGTAGAATCAACCGAGAGGAATGAAGAGTCGCTCATTGGCATATCCTTCGGAGCCGTTGCTGCGGCGGGTGCCATCGGAGCCTTGTGCTCTGCTGGATTATTCGCTTTCAACCACCGCGCTGATTGGAGTGCCCTCGAAGTTCACGCTGTTGAGAAGTCTGAGCTCGCGAGCGCTACTTACCACAGTATGATCAAGTACTGCAACCACATTGCTGCAGGTAAGCCCCTCGATGATGAACCCACCATTAGCGCGGTGTCTGAGCTAATTGAATGGGTCGAGAAGAAGTGGAAATCCTTATCCGACTTCTTCAAGAACCTCCTTAAAGGCCTCATCTCCTTCAGGGAAACTCCAGACACCAATCTTGAGAGTTCTGATGTTATTTTGGAAGCTATTCTCAAGAACCTTAATATCTGTAAGGCCTGGTTGGTGGGATTTGTTATCAAATACGGATACATCAACGTGGGAGCTACAGTCGCCTCCTTTGGAATCGGAGCTATGTACAACAAGATGTGCGACACGTTTGGGGTTATTTTCACTAACGCCATCCTTGCCCTTGTCTTGGCTGCTAGCTCTTGTTTCTTGGGTTCGACGCAAACCGCAATCAACGCTGTCACCCTTATAATTTCTTATATAAGTAACGGGTTGATTAGCGGCAAAAACACTTTGTATACTAACAACGCCACCCGGGCAGGGGCTTTATTGCTTACCGCTGGTGGAGGCGCTGCCTTGTCGCTCCTCTTGAAAGGAGCAGCCTTATCAAAACCGTTGATGTGTGGTGCCATGTCATCTGGGCCCAATGTCACAACTGGGCTCTTAGCCATGATTAACCCTTACAACACTGGCGTTAGCCATGTTAGCGATGGTATAATCATAGCCAAGATGGTTGCTTCATTGTGTAAACAAGATCAATGGGGAAAAATCGACCTTATGGCTGTTGGCTCTACTCTTATGAGTATGCTGTTCCGAGCTGATGCAATGACTTGTATGGTGTCACTCACCGCCGGACTTTTCCTTGGTTTCGCTAAAATTTATATGAGCAGAACTGAGTTTTGGTTCAAGGTGGTGTCCGCCACTAATATCAAGAATGCAGATGGGTACCGTGATATAATGGATGAGCAAACCAAACGATTTGAGAAGGTGTTTGACACTATCTTATTTTCTGCTGGTATCATTGCCAACCCTATGTCATTGGTCTCTATTGTGTGTAACATCATCTCTGATGTTGCTGTTGCCCACATGCAAAACGACGGCTCTGACGTACAGTACACCGACATAGTGAGAAATGCCGCTGTTTACCACAGTGGTGTGTCTATGATTTATGGTATGTCATGCGCCGTGTTTAAGATCTGCAGGCAGCTTAAGAACACTGTTACTAAAGATTGGAACAATGAGTCTGAGGTCAGTTGGACTTCCATTTTGTCTCAGCTGTCGGAATTATGTTCAGGCTTTACTTTTGATTGTTTGTGGGACAAGTCTCTCAACATCGCTAGGGAAAGTTGTAATGGTATTTCCTTTGACTTCATGAATATGGACACCATTAAGGGGATGCTCTACGAGATGTGGGACTTTATCAAAGGCCTATTCATGAGCTGTTACAACTGGTGTAAGGAGAAGATTGATGTCTGGATGGCTCGTACTACGGACAAGTTCTCAAATGCGATCAAGGCAGCAATGCCGTTCGCATCCACCAAAGACCCCAAGGTTGGAAGAACCAATTACAAGATGGACTCCAGGCCACCGCTGAAGACAGCTTACTGGATGCGTGCTGCGATAGCCTTTAAGAGTACTTTTAGTAGTAAGCTTGAGGTTGAGCAGATAATGAGCGATATGCAAAACCGCACCGGTTGCAATGAGGAGTCTATCTTTGAAGGGCTCACACACCAACATCATTTCATGTGTGGGCTGATAGGTTGGGCTATGGAAAAGTACAGCATTGATGCTGTAGCTTTCATGAATCAATGCCCTAAGCTTTTCGGTTTGCACCACTCAGACAGGTTTTACGACTCGAAATTCTTCAACTTCAACGTTCATCTGATACAGTTCGTGTCTAAGGTTACAGGCAAGGATATAGACACAGTTGTTAGTGAATCTGGTGGAAGATTCGTTTTCGTGGCCGGTTCAGACTCTGTCAGTGGTATAGAAGATCTTTACGACCGCGTGCCGTTAGCAGAGGATCTGAACATTAAACCAATGATGACTATGAATGGTGACTCAAAACCACCTTCTAGCATCAACTCCCAGGATCCAGAGGGAGTCATAACTGACTTAGATCACATGTTAGGTCAGATATCTGGAGCGTCTTACGACTATACTTGGTTAGATGATCTTTCACTGTTCCCAGAGAAGAAGGATGATTATGAGAACTACATCGGCGTAGATACCAGATTCTGGTACAAAGAAAGGCTACAAGATACCGGGGATCGTAATATAATCCCGCTATTCGTACAGTCCGTCAGTGAGGCAAATGTTGCTAATGGATCAATACCAAATATCATTTGTGATCTAGGAAGTAGTATTTACGTCAAGGAGGATTTGTCACTTGGTAGTGGTGATTACATCTACGGTGAGCTTAAACGGCCCTGGGATGTTATGCGCATGGACAGTGTTTCGCTGTGTAAACTGCTCTCTCTAATCGGTGACGTGTCAGACCATGGCACTCATGTTACTATGAAGATAGGCATGTCCGATAAGACTGTCATTCAAATGAGTATTTCACACAGTTACACGAGTAATGTTGCTAACACTGGTCTTCTCTGCCAACAACAAGATTCTGAGACCAAGTTAGTCGTCAGGGACATCGCAGCAGTTGAGATAATGTCTTGGGCTTCTCCGGAAGGTTTTAAGATGATCGCAACTTGTCCCCCAAGCACAGCCGGTGCTTGGGACTTGCTGTATGACAATATTCTGAAGTATTTACCGTTCTTCAGGGATATTGTCACACGAAAGATTACTGCAGTGGACGCCAAAAGCTTATTTGATGATTGGGCTATACTTGCCGCACCTACTTGCGACACAGAAAATTTTTCGGAGTTTATCAGCTGGAAAACAGAATTTGCTAAGCGTAGGTTCGCACCAGCTAGTATATTCTCTAGCGTCAAATCCTCTGTCGTTAGGAATGTCAGCAGGTTGGCCTCAACGTACAACAAGAGTATGGCTGAATCTCGTGAGATTAATGAACAGTTAAGCAACCCTAATAATTATGGGATGATCAAAGAAAAAGTTGGTTATTCTAGTTACTACGGTGATTTTGCTGAAGCTATCCATAGTCGAGTGGGTAAAGTCTACTGCAACACGTTTGAATTGCCTTGGGGCATAGAGGATGTCAGAATTTCTCTGGATGATTACGCCTTAGGGTGTTGGTTCAGAAAACTAGTGACGGCCTCTAGCGTCGAAGAGTTTGGGTGCTCTAGGTTCGACGTAAATGGTGTTCGCGTCAATCCGCACAGGAACCTACACCATCCTGCTGCGTTCTACCCAGTCACGTCGATCGTTGACGTCGTTGACATGAAGTACCTTACTGACGCCAAGTCTAGGCTTGTTCGTCACGGGTACAAGTGTGGTTACAACGTCATCATCGCCACCGTCAGTGGGACCGAGATATCCTATGAGATGTCTGGTGCTGCGGGCACCTGCAGGTGTACTGTGATTTACCTTGTTGATGGATTCAAGCTTATCTCAGCAGTAGCTTATAGGTGCTTGGACGGCGAAAATTGTCACGACACGACGCAAGGTTGGTTGGTTTATAACACAGAAAATCCCACTGGAGACAGTGGGTCTGGCGTTAAACCAACTGTCAACCTTGAGTCGGACACGTGGTTACCTGTAATAGGTTTAACCACGCCCAAGGAAATGTATGACATGGCTAAACTCGCGGTTTCTGAGTTCCTTGAAAGAACCCAGTTAGTAGCTAAGGGACAGCGTGCCATACAAAGCATTAAGAACTTTGAAGATGAGCTGTTAACGCCAGCTCCACTCATTGTTCTTAACGATGGCGACCAGCCCTGTCACACCCTGGCCGACGTTGCTGAAGATGATAGCACTAATATATTTGGTGAGACCGTCAAAGCGTATAAGGTAAGGAGTCGCAGGACTAAAGCCAACCACGTTAAACCTGAAATCGCAGAACAGGAGCGAGCTTCACTCTGGTTGCAATCAGAAGGGACACGTAAGATGTTCGCCTATAAGAAAAGCTTAGGTGACGAATTTTTCGGGTGGTTAAGGGAATTAGCTCTGGATGAGAAGGCTAGAGCTATAATACCTAAAGGCCGCTCTGATAACGTGGTCTCAGTTGAGCGCGCCAAAGAGTTGAAGAGCAAATACGACATGCTCACGGCTGAAGAGCTTATGTGGATCAAGATGATGGGCGAGGAAATCGACGACATCAATGACTACTTACAGCTCACGCATCAAAGCCCAGCTTGTGATGAAGCCCCCTGGTGCGATGGGTGGGACAAAGTTGCCGTTCACTCCCGAAGTAAAGACTTCTGGTTGACTGACGGCAACATGCACATGTACACACCTCACGAAGTTAGCGATGAGGTCGTCGTGCGAGACATAGTTCGCGTCAACAAGATGATTGACCATTGCCCGAAGGAAGTTTGGGAATCCTGCCGGTACAAGGGCAGGATGGAACTTCCTTTGAGAGAACAAGATATAGGGAATGTATATGCGTCAAGAGCGGCCTGTAAAGCTCAGCTCTTGTATGACTACCTTCCCGGCTTCTTCAACAATCACAAAGTGTTCTTTGAGCCCTGTTGTGGTTTCGGAGGTTTCGCTCAGTTCTTCTCCCACCAGATGAGGAACATGGACCCCCGAACCTATCTAGTAAGTTCAATGAACAAAAGTGGTCATGCAATGCCGAACTGGTCTCTCATGCAGGCCTCCGACTCTAATTGTCGGGTTGTGCGTGTGATGCAAGACGTCCGAGATGGCAACATCTGCGACCCAGCTGTCTTGGCAGCTTGTAAGGACGTCATACGACAGAACCGAGTGACTCTTTTACTATTTGATATTGGTGAAAGACACTCTAATCCTACGTTTGACGATGCGTGGTATTTAGCTCCGCGCACTGTCAAAGGAGGATTCGACCACTCCGCAAGTGGATGGAAGACTGGTCATTCTATATGTTCGGCGATCTCAGAGATGATCGATGTTTTACCTGATGGCGCTGACGGCGTCTTTAAGGTTAACACTTTCTCCATGAGAGTAACCGATATTATACATTGGCTTTCTAAGTCCTTTGCGAAGGTTCGGGCGTTGAAGTTGGCAACGACGCCTGAAATGAGTCGGGAATTTTATCTGTTTTGTTCCAATAAGAAAACAGGATGGGCAGCTCCAGTTTACCGTTCCAGGCGCATGAAAGATTGCGTTCGGGAGTTAACCTGGAGTGCCATGTTCCGTGCAGAGAACATGTACCGTACCAAGGGTCGGCATGCCACCAGGCCCAGGACGTACAAGTGGTTCACGCCCGATACATCTGGGATATCCTACAAAATGATACCCAACGTTAAAGGTGACAGGGACGAATTAGATGTCACCACTCTTCCGAATGGTCACGCCATTCACATATCCACATCAACACCACGTGGCGAAGTGAAGGTGGACCTTGATTTTGAGCCGAACTGGGACAAACGCTTCCGATGCATGAAGGACTATGTTCAGAAGGTTAATAAAGTCTCTAAGTCCAGAACTAACAGAGGACGAGACAACATTAAGTTCGATAACATAGTGAGGAGCGATTTCACTTATGTGAAAGGCATCGGTAGCTTTGCAGTTCGCCAGAAGAACACGGCAGAAAAGCATGCAGCTAACGATTTGATATCAAGCTACATGAAGGATGTTGCCGGGCTCAATATGGTTAACGCCACGTATGGCCACACTCAAGGGACACCTGAGTATGTCAAGCCTGCCCTCAAAAAGCGGCTTGATGTACAACCTGGTCAACCGGATCCGACTTGTGTGATCGACTTCACGAAAGCAGTGCACTGTTTGATGAGTGAAGCCGGTTCCAGTATGCTTGGATCTTTCAGGTTCATGTCCAAGGAAGAGACGTATGCCATGATCGTGAAAACTGGCTCCACTGGTATATTGGACCCTGGCTCAACTCTGCATGAGTTCATGGAAATATACCCAGAATGGTACGAGCTGGCGTGGCAACACGTACTCGAACCACACACGAGGGGAGCGCCAACTCCCTCCTACCAATCAGTCAGGATAAAACCTGAACCGAAAGGTAGGAAAGACGTCGAAGATGGGCGGCTTCAATTCAAGAAAGGAGCTACCCTAGACGAGATACGCGCAGGAAATAGTTTGAGCCCTAGGTTCATTCAGTTTTCCGACGCCCTGACGCGTATAGCGCACATAATTGCGTTCGGCCATGTTTTAGAGTACCATGGTAAAAAGAAACTCTACAAGGGGTCCATTAACGGCACCCCACCGCATATTCAGGGCCGTGTGATGCGAGCTTACTGGGACCTCCACAATCCTTACAAGAAAAGGGTGGCCCATGTTGGTAACAATAAGGAGATGGATATTTGCATAGATCCTACCCCTGGCTATCTCTATAACCCACGCGACTCAAAGATTAAGTCTCTTGACATTGAGGGTCGTCTTGGTGCCTCCATTTATGAGGAGGGCAAGACAGCCAACGAGTATCAAGAAGATTTACCAGCTGGTCTCACCATCGATTTCTCAGCGCTTGATTCCACGGTCACTGTCTCCGAAAGGATGATCATGACTGACTTGTGGAAGAGGTTCTTTGACAATGGTGATGAAAAACGCATCATCGAAGGTCTATGTCGTGATATGACTTACGCTATTTGTCTCGATGATGCGGGGAACATCTGGGTTCGCGATGGGCAGAGAGGCTCAGGGGAAATTCTCACTTCCATAGAGAATACCTGGCTTGTTACTGCCAATATAGTTTGCGCGTTGTCACACGCCCTCGGCGTGAGCATCGAAGATCTAACCGCTACCCAAGGCAAGATCCACGTGCTCACCAGACCGGGCGGTTGTGGCAGCCCCAAGGTAAACGTCGTGGAGGAGATCCGAAACGGCGCCCCCCACAAATCTTTCGAGTTTGGGGATATTCCTCTCCTGGTAGATGGTGACGATGTGGTCATCATATCCACTCGGAAAAGGATTAACCAAATCGAGACTTACATGAACGGAGTTCACCAGTGGCTGGCAAGCAACAGAAAGGTGATCCGTTCAGGTAATAAAGGTGGTGCAACAAAGTATCTCGAGTTCGAAGGACTCAGTTTTTGTTCTCATCGTTATGAGGCCGTTTTCATCGGGCCTAGCGCCTCGAAGTTCAATCCGAAGTTCTTACCGAGAAGTGAGGGCGGAAGAAAGCTCACTCGAGGCGACCTACTCAGTGTAGCGGAAGACAATGACTTCAAGATTTATTTCCTACCAATTAGGCCGGTAGCTGATATAATGTCGAAGTTAATGTTGACGCTAAAGGTCAAATCTCTCAAATGGGACAAGACCAAGACCGGACCGGGAGAATGCGTTGATCTTACTCAATCTAAGATCATCTCTTATCTTCTCCTGTATCCCCAATGCAGATGGGTTAGGTACACTTGCCTTACCTTACTGTGCGTCACCGGGGATAATCTCGCGACGTTCATCGAGTTGCGAAAGAGGTACAGGGATCTAGGTTCTATGGATTTGAAACATACTTCCAAATTACTAGGATCCATGTCCTCGCTCTACGGAGTGTCGTCTCTGGACGACATAAGTCTGCGGGAATATCGTAGTGACTCAGCTGAGATACGAAAGCTCTATCACAACACCCGTTTGACGTTCAATGTGACGCAAGTCACGAAGGCTGCTTGGCTCCACCACTCATTTGAGTGGCTGAGCTCTCAGCGGCCTACCGACATCTACCCATTAATGTGGGACAGTTCAGTGTTTGGTCATTACCAGCGCTTCTGTCAACATTCGGTAGATGCCAATGTTTCACACCTACGGGAGTTACTCCACCAAGCTGGCTTCAGCGGTACACATGACGTCGAAAACAATAAAGACGGATTGTGGAGCCGAATCCAAGCTCTCGTAGGCTAGTCGCCATAGACTAGAAAAGTGAACTAAATGTTCACAAGGTAGGGGATTGGTTTCCCTCATCCTACGCCTCTTTGAGGTGTCAACAAGCGGCTAAGGTCGTGACCCGTGTTGACTGAGATTGTGGTGGCGCCTCTTCAGTACTGACCTCTTTGATTAAGGTACTGACGGGGCCCACTGCAACCCTTTCAACACGCTGAAACGGGAGCAATCCCAATTTGGACACGTGTGCTTTCAGCGTGTATAAACAAGTAGATAGCAAAATCTTAAAATTTTAACAATAGTATCAAAAATCTTTACGATTTCTTTAATTTCATAAAAAGTGGTTCTGACCCTTTTTTATGTGAGTCTGCGCGGTGCGTCGGCTTGGAAGCGTAGGATGTGCGTTTTTTATATATCAATTGTGTATAAAACGCCGGGCGCTTACAACCCAACAAACCAACCTAACAAACATATTTTTAAAAATGTATTAAAAAAAAAAAAAAAAAAAA